CACGGCCCAGGTTCTGTTTCAACTGGTGAACGAGGGGGTGAGAAAACTCACTTCTCCCGGGTTTACGCTGACCTTGACAGTAGGTACCCCTTTACGGAGTACTTCCACGCAAGTCTCAGCCACACCGCAGACCACGTTAACAGACTCGAGCAACTCGAAGAACTCAGCGTTGGTACGGCGAAAGTCGTACTAGTGCCGAAGGACTCGAGGGGCCCGAGACTCATATCATGTGAGCCTCTAGAAAAGCAGTGGATTCAGGGTGGTCAACAGCGTAAGCTGTATAACCATCTAGAACGCTGCAGGTTCACCGCTGGGCACGTGAATTTCACGGACCAAACGGTAAACAGGCGTCTCGCCCTTGAGTCATCAAAGACTCAGGAGTTTGTGACACTTGATATGAAGGATGCATCCGATCGGGTTTCGCTAGTACTAGTGGAACAACTTTTTCAAGGTACTGAATGGTACCAAGCATTAGTTGCCAGTAGGAGTGCGCAGACCCGGTTGCCTGATGGCTCGGTTGTAGTGTTGGGCAAGTTCGCGCCCATGGGATCAGCTGTCTGTTTCCCAGTGGAGGCTTTGTGCTTCTACGCCCTTACAATCGGCGTGTTGGTAGTGCACCGACAGATTCCGTGGCGGGTAGCCGCGGCGTCTGTTTGGGTGTACGGTGATGATATCATCTGCCGCAGCGAAGACTATGCTGCGCTTCTCAACCACTTCCCCAGGTATGGACTTGCGTTCAATCCCGGGAAATGTTGTACTTCTGGATTCTTTCGAGAATCCTGCGGGTGCGATGCCTACAAAGGCGTCGATGTCACACCTATCCGTTTACGGAAAGTATGGAATCATCGCAAACCGAATGATGCTACTCAGCTGGTCTCGTACGTAGAGCTTCATAACTCTATGTATCAAGCCGGTTATCGCAGGTCATGTGCCTATATTCGAAAGATGGTAGAAGCCCTTTACGGGCCTATACCGGATGTCGAGTACATGCGTTCTCGTGCGGAAGGTTACCAAGCCTTCTACCACACCGCGGGCCGAGCAATCGGCTGGTTCCGACCTGACGTCAACTCCATAGCCAGTAATCTAAGTCGTAGGATAAAGATGCGTTTTAACGCGCATCTTCACCGAGACGAAGTGAAGGGCTATGCCGTCCAAGCTGTCCATAGGGACTATGCCGAAGACGGTTGGGAAAGACTACTCCGCTATTTTTCAGGCGGGATAGATTCTGAGTTGCCAAGTGGCACTTATGCAGTTAGCCGGCAGAGCCGTCTCTGCCGCAATAAG